CGCGGTCGCGGTGTCTATATATACCCCCTCAGATTTTTGTAACAAAACTATTCCTGCTCCTCATCACTGTTGTCTTCTTCATCAAATAACAATCCATAGTCTCCTCCCTCTTCACGCATGCTCTGAGCCAACTCGTTGCGTCCTACAGCCTCCCTTAGCTTCCCTTGGACAGTCGGAAGCATCCCGAGGGCAGCATAAGGCGTTGGGGACTCCACATGAATGTTACTTGTCTCCCTGTGGTTCACAGCCACCAGGACATCATCGAAGTGTTCGTTAAGGATACTTAAGGCTAGCTTAAGGCGATCCTTGGCTGACTCTGGGATGTTGGAGTTACGTTGCATTGAACACTACATAGGTGTATCTCCTTCTCCTCCTCTCTCTTTAAGCTGTCTTAGAGCTATCTCTAAGATTAGATAATAATAAGGATAATAAATAATAAATAAATCTCAGAGCTATCTTTAAGAGAGGATTGTTATTTTTATCCCTTCTCCTCCTTTATCTCAGAGAGAATCTTTAAGAGAGGCTTTCTTTCCTCCCTATTATGGGTGTTATTAGTAGGGCTTTGAGTAAGAGAGTGTTATAGAAATCCCCCGTGCAAGTGTTTTTGCAAGGGCGTTGAAGGTGGTTTCGGTCTCCCCAAAAGCCTTCCATTCATCGGGGTTTGACCCAAAGAAAGGCTCAATGATCACGCACGGAGCCTTGGGGCCATACAGGAAGCCAGCACCTCGTTCACCGTGTGTTACTTTTTTAACTCCTCGGTCGGTGTTCCCTGGGAAGTCCTCGTTCATGGCATCGTTGATGTTGGATGCGGCTATTAAGCCTTTCGATGAGGAGTTCCAGTAAAGCATTTCATGGCCGTTCACGTTGGGGTTGCTGAAGCTATTGAAGTGGAGTTCACACACGAGGTCAGCATTGAGAGGGTCTACGGTTTTCTTTAGCCATCGCATTGACTCGGTGTAGGAGTCCCCTTCGTAGCTGTTGATGATCGTTGTATTGATGTGCTTGGGAAGGTATTCCTTGATCTTTTTGGCTAGCTTGGTGTTGTAGTGCCATTCGTAGGTTTCGTCATCGAACGCCACAGCCCCCGCATCAAGCTCCCTAGAATGCCCCACTGCAAGCACCAGAGTGCGCTCCTGTGCGCTTTTAGAGATTTTTGGAGTGTGACCTCCAGAATTATCTGAAAGGCTCTCAGAATCCATCCTAGAGCTTTCTTTAAGTATCTCTTCAAGGATCTTGATTACTTCCTTTACTTCTTTGGTTATATCCATGTGGTCGAGGGGGATTGGTTAGCGTTAATCTTGTAGTAGGAATCCTTGAACTTCTGGAGTTGTTTTTGGATGTCCTCCTCTTTTCGTTCAGAGATCTTAATGTCGGCATCCTGTGCCATCTGTTCTACCCAGTATGCCACTCCCATTGATAATGCGTCAAGCCTGTCATCGTGTGTTAACGCCCCCTTTTCGCGTGTCAATCGAGACATCTGGAACATCAACTGGTATTTGAGTTGGGACTCGATAGGATACCTCTGGGCGGTGTCGTAGTCGTTCCTAATTACCTTGGGGTCAATGACCAGCTTGTGTTGGTTCATCACTGGTTCCAGGGTGTCCACGATGCGCTTCTCCTTCTGGATGTTATGACGGACCTCTTCGACGGTTACCGAGTAAACCTTTGAGAGATAGGGCTTAAGGATCTCTACGAACATGCCGTCACCGAAGTTGCTTTCGACAACAATCAAATTCACCTTGTTCATCTTGGCCTTCATCGTGAGAACCTTTAAGACTTTATCCTCGTATCCTCCTTGCATGCCGCCAGCGTCCGTCACATAGAGATAACCGTTGAGCATCTTTACGACTGCCCATGAGGTTTCGTCCTTGCCTCGTCCCGATGGGTCAATGGCTAACACACTACCAGTGAATGGGATGTTATCACCGATGACCTTCATGGGGCGAAAGAAGCGATCCCCTGTGAACCCTACGTTCGGCACTGTGCTGTCCCAAGCGTTCTCAGGTGACTGTGCCCAGACCAGCTTCTCGGGAGCCGTGGTGTCATCAATGTCCATAACAATTAAGTCATTGATCTTCAACGGATAACGATCCAAGTCGGACAGCTTGGGGTCCAGCATGAACTGCATGGCGAACCCTGACTTACCGTAGGATGCTTCACGCTCTGCTAGGTCGATCTCAGAGAATCGTGTGGGTTCTGTTGGAGTTCCGATGAAGTCATCATCAACGCATGAAGCTGCTATTTTACCTTGGTAGATCTTCTCGGACTTCTCCAAACCGATCTTCTTTGCTGGCCAAATGCGAGTCTCGTAGTCCCTTTCGAGCATCTTGTTGTAGATGCTGTCCTCGCACTGTGGAGTCCCAAGGAACAGAATACGACTGTCATCGTTGGGCTTAAGGATAGCTTCAAACTCCTTGACCTGTTCCGAGAGCTTGTCCCGCATGGATTGGGTTGCGGAGTTGTTGGGAACCTCTACGTCATCAGCCACAATGATGTCTGCGCGGCTACCAGTAAGCTGGGATGTTATACCGAGGGACTTGACGCTTGGGGCGTGTGAGGCTTGCGCTGGGCCAACGTCAAAGGAGATCTTGGAGAAGCGTTGTTTGTCGTTGGGCTTTAGGTGTTCAAGGATCTCCATCTCATGAATGATGCGGAGGGTGAACGTCGAGAAGTCATCAGCGCGATTCTTGGATGCGGAGACCACCAAGATGTTCTTCTGTGGATCAAGGAGTAGTTGATGAACGACGAAGGCTGAACAAATCCATGACTTACCTACACCTCGGAATCCTTGAATCACCCCTCGGCGTGGACCGTGTTGCATCCATTCGGCTATCTCGTATTGGATTGGAGTGGGTGCAGGAAGTGCTAGGTGGTTCCAAGTCATCCAAAGAAAGTTGCGGAAGTCTTGGAGTTTTTTCGGAAGGTCGCTCATTCGTTGACTACTTGATCAGTCGGATCGTCAAAGGGAAGGATGTTAACGAGGTTTTCCATCGGTGACCCTTTGGTGACTGAGGCGTTGATGTTATTGTCCTTAAGTAGCTGACGGGCAGCGTTTAAGAGAGCAGGGGTGTCATCTCCGCTTTGGATGCGATCAATGAAGGTGTCAATCAAGAGATCCTGGAGACCCTCCATTTTAATGCTACGTGATTCGTCTTTCATCGGTTTCTTAGGGCGTGGTAAATCTTAATGACCATGTATGTTAAGGTGGTTAATCCTACGGCGATAGCTACGACTGTGTTCACTTGTTCAAGGGTTATGTTAGCGATCAATCCGGTGATCCCGATCATAGGTGTATTAAGATTTGGGTTCATGGGTTAACTAGAGTAGGTGCTTCCGAAGACCACGAAGTTTAATGAGTAGGCAGAACTTCCACCGTCTCCGCTGTTTCCAGCAATTGTAAAACCAGTTTGTGATTTGGATTTCACATAGGGGTAACGATCAGCTGATGTGCTGCTGAACTGCTGCGTAACAAGAACTGTGTAATCACTTCCTGCCATGCCGGTAGTAAATTCAATCGTCCGTTCGTTATTAGTTCCGTCAGTTTGAGTTACGCCTTGCACATTGAATCCACCTGTTACAGAAGGAGTGGTGTTATCGTAACTAACTGTGCCATAACACTTAGGAACCAAGGGACTATTCTTAAGCACATCAGGAGTCACCACGCCGGCGGCACTTTGTCCTTCCATTTGGGTTTTACTAGCAGACTTGACTTTATCGTATGTTACCGCTTCGTCCTTGATCTTCACGGTGGTGACTGCATCAGTTGCAAGTTTGTTTACGTCCACAGCATTGTTCTGTATCTTTGCAGTTTCCACAGCATCAGTGGCAAGCCTAGAAGCGTTCACTGCGCTGGCTTGTATTTTTGCCGTGGATACAGCATCATCGGCTAACTTATTTTGATTCACTGCGTTGTTAGCAATCAGTGTTGTGGTTACTGCTGAATCAGCCAACTGCGCCGTGCTGATGTTCTGAACACCTCCTCGTGTTAAAGCGGCATCTTCATTCATTTCCTGTGTGGCAAACAGGTTTTGCTTATAGGCAAGATTGAGATCGTCTGCATTCAATACCGCACCATTGGTGAAATCAACAAGTTCGGTTGTTGTGGTTGCTCGAAATATTCTTAGCTGATCCGCAGAGTGGCTTGTTATTTTACTAAGATCACCCCAAGCAGCCGAGGTGCAGGTAACGGTTTTAGCGGCAAAGTCTATGTTGTAATCAACTCCTTTTATTAGTGATAACACGGGCTGTGCGATGACAGGGTTCGTGTCAATAACACATACTTCAATATCGTCAACATTGAGTGCGTCCAAGGAGAAGGTGATAGGGTTAGGCCACTCAGATATAGTTGAGCTTTCTACTTGATAATATGACAGGGCGGTTGTTGTTGTTAAAGCCATGATGTTTTAGAGGGATGGGATTGGGTTTAGTGATTGTCCGGTTCGGAGTTGATAGTTACGTTGTTGCACCTGTTTAACAGTTTGTTGAAGTTCAGGAAACTCTTGAATAACAAGGCGTTTGGCGACACTACGGTATCGTGTGATGATTCTCTTAGCAAGACGCACTCGGGGATCGGTATCACCTTCACCGCCTCCAAATTGCTGGAAGTTCTGTTCGGCTTGTTTGTATGCAGGAGATTTGAACAGTGCCTTCAATGACTGGCGAAGGGTGCGTCCGTAGATCTTGTGTTCACTGGTGAGTTCCAACATGCGGTCGTAGGCTTGCCTTCCATCAGCATTGTAGAACTCTCTCATGTCCGTTTCCTTGCCCTTTGTCCAGTTGGTTTGGGGCATTGAGAATCCATAAAGAAGTCCTTGGATCTTTTCATCCACTAAGTCGTTTTTGGTTGTTTTGATGTAGATTGGATTCATCATTCCCAATACTCCTAGGGGGTTCTGCTTGTAAACAGCTTCACCAAGGAAAGTTCTCTTTGGGGGAACTCTTTCTTCGGCAACAGGTAGTTTACGCAAGATCGCGTCTCCAAGTGTCCGTGACTCGCGGATCATCTGCTCACCATCTACGTTCTTGATTTTATCAATGAACATAGGGACTGCCATCGCAGAGGTGATGTCCTTGAACGTCTTCGGTATGTAAATGTCTGGCTCTTGAGTGATGTTAAGAATGTTGTTAATACCACGAAGGAATGATTTGTCGGTCATGTTCTCTGCAACGGTAAAGGACAACGCTGAAAACAACTCGGAAAAACTTTCGCTGTCATCAGGGTTCATTTTTGTGAACTCCGCTGCGTCAGCGATAAGACCGATCATGGTTGCCAACGGATCTACTCGTTCATAACTAACATACGTCTTTGAGCCGTCTTCACCCTTCATAACAAACGAGTAAGGTTGCCATCCGGTCGCCATCAATGCTTTCCGTTCTTGTCGGTTTCTTGGCCCACCTCCAGTGATACGGTCACCGTGTTGGGCGGCGAAGTAAATCATAGCCCCTGTGGAAGCCACTGCGGTTGCATAACGTCCTCTTTCAGCGGCTTGTTGCATAGGGGTGAGTTCAGCCCATTCTTTCATTCTTGCGTCTTTGGTCTTTTTAAGAACGGGAATCATTCCATCAATCAACGCGCCTGGAAGAGTGCGTCTCCAACCGAAGTGAAGGATGTTCATTGGGGTGCTTACGAACGGCATGATGAACTTAAACACGGGCATGTGGTTCAAGCCTTGTTTGATGAGTTGAGTGAACTTACCTGGTTCATCAGTGAAGGTGCTTTCACGGGCAAACTTTTCAGCCGTGCGTGATAAGGTATCGGCGTTAGTTTTATCCGGCCCTAGATCCTTGAGGCGACCTTCAATAATCTCTGCAACTCTTTGTTGGAACTTGATGGTAGCTTCGTCTGATGAGCGGCTAAGACCTTCGTCGTTGGCTTGCTTCACCGCTGCCTTCATCATCCTAGCTTCCGAGTAAAGAGATCCGTCCTTGTTGAACATCTTTTGGACATTCTTACGAACGTATTCTTCTACTTCACCATGCGGAATCTTCTTGGCGATTGCGTCAGCCGTAAAGTGAGTCCGAAGATATTTCATGGTTGCCATTGTTTTGTTGAATGAGTCAACCGATCCATTGATCCTGTTGGGGAGCCTTGTAAGGAAGTTAATGGTATCCATCACTTTCGACATCGGTTCGTTACTCAGGAAGACGTTTTTGAAGTTGGCAGACGCAAACGCGCCGAAGTCATCACCTTCGTCAAACATACGTTGCCCCCCTAAGAGTGCGTCTTTATCCATCTGGAGGGATGCGTTACCCATTTTGAAGGCATCGCGTGTCCCGTAGAATAGGTTGTGTAGATCTAGGGAGGCTTTGAAGAGAGGCATGTTACCTGTCATCAGTGCGCCTGTGGCTAGCTCAAGTTGTTGAAGAGTTCTGGAAAGGATAGGTGTTACTGCGTTAAGGACGAATGTTGGAGGACCACTCAGGAGACTTCCTGTGAACCACTGCAATCCCATATCCAGTGTCTTATGGAACCCGGTTTTCTCTGACATGTTTGCAGCGTGCCTTACAGACTCTTCGGCTTTGCCCATCTTATCAGCGAATGTAAGACGTTTAGCCAAGGTTTTTGCATCCCTAGCTCCTAGAGTCTGGTTGATGAATTTCTTGTATTGGGCTTCGGTTGTGATTTCCGATGCTTCAATCCTGCGTCTCGCTTCTTCTTCCCGAGCCTTCTTGATCTTTTCGATCTCCTCTTTGGTCTTCTTGATGTCGCTCTTAGGCTTCTTAAGTGCAGCTAAGGTCTTTTCCAGTTGGTTAAGTTCCTTAATCTTGTCTACCTTGCCTTTTAGCTGTTCGATCTCTGCTTCAACCTTAGAAATCTCTTTGTTGTTGTTCTTGAGGTTGTCTAGTCTTTTTTGCAGGTTGTTTCTTGTTTTCGTGGCGGTCTTAACCTCCTTGATCTGATTAGTAAGATCCTCGATTTCCTCTGGAGATGCTTTTTCTTTTTTGAGTTTAGTGAGCCTTTTATTGAGATTTGAAAGGGATTTACCCTTGGCTGGCTTAAGACTGTCAATCTCTGCTTGGATTGCGCTTGCGTCCATCTCTTCAACCTTAACTTTATCTTGAAGGTCTTTGAGTTGTGTTAACTGAGTAACATCCTCCTTCGCTGCTTTCACCTTGGCTTGAAGATCCACTTCCGTTTGATCCACTTCGGTCTTCTTCTTTGCGCCGGCTTTCCCTGTGGCTCCTTCCTCGCCAGCTTCGCGTGCCTTAAGGTAGTTATCAAGATCCGCTTGGGTCTCCTTCACTGCATCCTCAGCGGCTTTAACATTAGGAGACAGGTCAGCGTCATTGGCTAGGTCTTTGATCTCCCGCTCCATAACTTTCCTGGTTTTACTGTTACGCTCAAGACCTTGAAGAAACTCTTCGCCTTCAAAAGCGTCCTTGTAGTTTTTGGTGAATGACTCCACATAACCATCCAAGGCTT